TCGCGAAATTGTTTGTTTTTCTTGGGGGGGACTTTTTCTTTTCTTTCTTTTTCTTTTTTACCTTTTTTTCTTTTTCTTTCTTTTCTTTTGAGTTATAGTTATTACTTTATATAATAAATAATAAATAGATATATATTAAAAAAATTAGTAAATTTGAATATGATTATACTACCCGCTCAAATCGAATCAATAAAGTCACGCAAGGATAGGACTACTGCTATTGTGATAGGTACTAATGAACTAACTCCTGACCAAGCTGGGCAAATATTCTCTCTTCAAAATTCGTTTGTTTATTGCGCTCTAAAAGAAGAGGAATTCGCTACTAATGAAAGGGACATTCTTAACGACCTTAAAGCTGACTTTGAAATTGAAAAGAAAAGCAATGGTCAAAGGTTACGCAATGTCCTTTACAAGTTATATGAACAAGACAAAGAAGGATTCTTGACCTTCACCAAATACTACGACCACAAAATGGAACAATTGATTAACCATTTCAAATCTAAATTGGAGATATGAAAAAGTGTTTCAGGTGTGAATGGCGTTTGCCTTTATTCCTATTTGGCAAAGATGGGATGAGATACCAGAGAGAAAGTGACAAAGGTAGGGTGAAGGTGTGCAGAGTGTGTGAATATAAGAAATTAAATCAAGTTAGAGAAGGATGGTTTTTTAACTTCAGTATTAAGAAATTTCAAAAGATAACGTTTGAGACCAAATGGCAAATTATTAAAAAGGTATTAAAATGAAAAGACAGATTGACCAAGTACGTGAATTCAGGAAGGCATTTGGCTTATCTACTTGCGTTCACGATTGCAATCACGTATTACATTACGATTTGGTTGAAGAGGAACTTAATGAGATGATGAGGGCAAAGAACAACGTTGAAATAGCGGATGCGATTATAGATCAAATGTACTTACTCATTGGCTATGCCATCAATCTTCAAATTGAAGACAAATTAGAGGCTCTATTCGATGAGGTTCACCGTTCTAATATGAGCAAGTTGGATGCCAATGGTCAACCCATCTATCGTGAAGATGGCAAAGTGATGAAGGGTGAAAATTATTCGAGGCCTAACTTGAAAGATATTTTAGTAACACCATAAATTATAGTCAGTTATGGAAAGAGATGAACAAGGAAGATTAAAGAAAGGTCACGGTGGTCTTAAACCAGTCGGGGCAAAGTCTCAAAAGTCACTCCAATGGGAAGCACTCGGTGAATCAATTACAGGTCAACAAGCGGAGCAGTTCAATGCGTTCCTTGATAAGTTGTGGAACTCTCGCAATGATGAAGATAAGATGATAGCATCCGAACTTTACCTAAAGACTTTGGAGTATTTCAAACCCAAACAAGCGAGGAATACCATTGTCGGAGATGGAGATGCACCAGTGCAAATCATTATCAGTGATAAGTTATGAGAGCCATTATCGAATTTGATTTAGACGAGCCTACCGACATTGAGGCGCATAAGCGATTCACCAACTTGAATGGGGTTTATATTGCCTTGTGGGAATTTGACCAATTGATGCGTAGTCAAATCAAGTACAATAGCCAAAACTATAATGGTGAACAATTAGACGCACTGGATAAACTTCGGGATAAGTTCTACGAAATTCTAAACGACAACCAAATAAAGATAGACTAATGACCGCAAAAGAGAAAGCTCAAGACATTTATGATAAAGTCTATAATGGGATGGAGTCGGGTGTGCCGAAAAAGTATGTACTTAAATGTGCTACGATTTTCATTGATGAAATGATAGACTACTTAGCTGAATGGGCAGATGAGGATGGTGCTGCACTGCACGTTATATATTTGTCACAAGTTAAAAATGAATTAATAAAAATCTAATGGATCAAGACCAAGCAAAAGACCAAGCCAAACACACGTACACTATGTGCGTTTTATTCGGGTTGTGGCTACAACAAAAGGAACAACGCAAGAGACTTGCAAAGACTGAGATGAGTAACCTATTCGATGAATGGATTAACAAGGTATTGGAGGAGGTGCAGAATGCAAAAGATTAAGGTAAACCTTGACTATAATACGATAACGGTCAAGCAGTATGTTGACTTCCTTAATAACGAAGGTAACGACATTGGTCAAGTGTCCGCTATCTTAGGACAGTCTAAAGACTTTGTTAGACAGTTGACTCCAGAAGATATGGAGAAAGCGATTAGTGCATTTCGTGAGGTCATTGCTAATCCAATGGCCAATCATCAGCACAAGTGGAATGGGTACGGATTCATCCCTGACATCAATAAGATTTCATTCGGTGAATGGTTGGACTTGGATACCAACTGCAAAGACTTTCCAAAGAATCTACCTAAGCTATTGTCCATCCTTTATCGCCCCATCTCATCTGAGATTGGCACTAAATATAAAATACAGCAGTACACTGCGGATCATCTATCCAATGCAAAGGACTTTGAGCAAATGCCTTTGTCCATTGCTAATGGTGCGTTGCTTTTTTTTTCGACTATCGAAAGCGAATTAGTGACCACTTCCCTCTCGTTTTTAGAGTCCAAGATTCAGGAGAACTTGATGAAGGCGATGAAGATGATGGAGGAACAATTGCAACAAGCGAATTAGCTGAACGCTACGGATGGTTTCACGTCATTGAAGAACTGGCAGACAGAGATGTGACTAAATTTGATGCAATAACTGAGACACAAGCGTCTACCATATTTGCACATCTTTCTTATCGGTTAGATTATTACAACTTCCAAAAACAATTGATGTCTAAAAATGACCATTAAAGCTACTTAACATTATGAGCGATTCATCTCTTTATACTTACAATGTTGTTATTGGTAAATTCGAGCAATTCTCGAATAGCCACGCATTGTTACGCAGGTTCACACACGGACAAATAAGTCAAGCTGACCTTGAAAAGGAAGGTGAATGGCCTTGGATGCACGTCACACCTACTTCATTTTCATTTGATGCAGGTGCGTTAACGTATTCTTTTGATGTCTACTTTGCAGACCTTCCGAGAGATAAGGAGGAAAAGACTGAATATCAAAGGCAATCAATGAGTGAGTGCATTCAATTAGCGGGTGACTTTGTAGCGATGCTCGAAAATGGGAGCATCTTTGATGAGTCTGTAGTGTTAGGCAAACCAATTTCAGCGCAACCTTTTATTGAAGAGTTTTCGCACGTCTTAACAGGTGTGCAATTGTCCATAGACATCACAGTTGACTACCAATGGAATGCGTGTGAAATTCCTTACATCGGCGACTGATGAAAAAGCTGCAATACACAACCAATGATCCTGCATCCTCTACCGATTACTTGGCAGGGGATAATACGTGGAAACCAATGTCGGGAGGTGGTGGTGGTGTACCTTACACAGGTGCTACTGCTGACGTTGACTTGGGTACTCATTCACTGACTGCTGATAGCATTGGTATAGGTACAACCGCAGGTGCTGAAAAGTTGCATATTGATGGCGGTGCGTCCACAACTCGTGTCAAGATTGATGCGGACAATGGAGTAAGTAGGATTCTTTCCTTTCGCACTGATGATGTACAACGTTGGGCATTGCGTGTGGATGGCACTGAGTCGGGTAGTAATAGCGGTGCGGATTTTCAACTTAGAAGATACAATGACGCAGGCGCACACATAGACAATCCAATTGCTATAAATAGATCGACTGGTAATATCACAACTGCTCAAAATCTAAATGGTGCAACACCAACTGAAATGGGTTATTTGAGTGGTGTTACTTCATCCATTCAAACGCAAATTGATTCAAAAATTGGTTCTTCAAAATCAATTTTGCAAGTAACTTTTGGCGGTGCAACATTAACATCAGGTCAAGTAACTTTTGCCAATTTTAGCAATGTGGCAGGTAATCCAAGTGAAGCTGCCAGAAGATTGCCAATGCCTAATGCGTGTACACTGAATAATTTTTATTTCTTTATGACAAGCAGTCAACCTGCATCAGGTAGCTTGGTTTTAACTATTAGAAAAAATAGTGTTGATACAGCTTTAGTAATTACAGTTGCCGCAGGTAGTGTGTCTGGTGTTTATTCAAATACAGCAAATAGTGTAACATTTGTAGCAGGTGACTTAATGGCTATTCGATTCAACAATAATGCAACGGCAAGCAGTGGTGGACTTGGTGCGTGGTCTTGCGTAATGACTATATAATATGAGATATACAATAACTGAAAATAATGGCATCACAATGATTCACGTATTTGAAGGGAATATTCTTTTCGGATTCGATGGTAGTGATGATTACGCACCATTCAGAAACGCACTCATTGAGAAAGGTATTGATGCCTTTGTTGACTTATTGATAGCAGATAGTAACACCGCATTTACAATCTTTACCAATGGCTACTAATCCAATCACTCAATTAATGAATGAATTTGGACAGGAGGTTGTTGAGCGTGCTATGCTCAATCTTGGTGTCTATCGCACCGTGAACGGAAAGAAGCGCAGAGCGGTGGCATCAGATAACTTACGCAAGTCATTGACTTACCGATATGACAATAAGTATAAACGAATTGATTTCTTTGCGAAAGGAACGGCATCCGAATATGCGGTATTTGTTGAGGAAGGTGTGAATGGTTATCAAGGCAATAACAACTCTCGATTTTCATTTAAGAAAAAGTCTGTTGATGTAGATGCGATTCGCAACTGGATGAAGATTAAACGCATCCAACCACGTGAACCAAATGGGGCGTTCAAAAAGTTCGCTACTCCAAAAGCAAAGGAAGACGCTACTGATTGGATGGCAAGTAAGATAGCAAGGTCAATAGCACGGAGGGGAATCAAGCCATTGTTTTATTTTAGGGATGCAGTCAATGAAACAGTGGTAGATTTTAATGATAGATTTATGGCGGCATTGAAAGGTGAGATAACAATAGCAATTGAGGAAAATTTACAAGGAAAAATTAAAGTATAATGGCATACAATACAGCAGTCAGAGGATTGTCCGCACAAGGAGTGGACGCATTCACAGGAATGTGTTACTCAAACAATGATGTCTCATTTACAATGACTTCGTCTGAGTTCGCAAATAGTGGGTTCAAATACGTTGTTGAAATCGCAGATCCGTTAAGCGGAAATGAATACAAATTTTATATATCACCAAATTCGGTTGGTAGTGGTGTGTTCAATGCAAAGACTATCTTTAACCAGTTGGTTACGACAAATGTAACCATTACAGGTACTGATGATGTGTTACTGCAAATAAATGAGCCTATATTAATCAATGATAATTTATGTAGAAACTTTAGGATAAGACTTTTTGAGGGTTATGATGTTGGCGGTGTGTTCACTGAAGATGAATCAGTGACTGTTGTTTACGATTTTATGTGCGTATATGGCAAAGGTAAAAGTAACTTTTTAGTTATGGGTAGCAATGACACAAAACCAATCGCACTATCTCAATGCTATGATAACACAATAGGTTTTAATGCTGAGACCATTGCGTCACGGATCAATATCCCTGCGACATTACAACAAGAGGTTATCAATTGGCAACGTATCTCAAGGTCAAACGTTACAGGTGAGCAGGATAGCGCATACAAGATTCTTAGTTGGATTGCAGACGATGGAACTTTCATAAATTCAAACTATCCATATACTACCATTGCTAATTTCAAATATGTATTATATGACAATGCCTATGCTGAAATCACAACCTTTGACATTCCAATGAGTTTTATTGACGGTGGTCTATTGCATATACCCGCAGGTCTGAAGAATTTAGTGGATGGTGCATATATATCTCAAGAACAAGCTGACGACACATCCTTCTGGACTATTGTCGGAATTGATGCAGCAGAAGATGAGGTGACTGCTAAGTACGGATTTTACATAGATGAGGACTGCAAACACAATCCAGTGCATTTGTATTGGTTAAATCAATTAGGGGGGTGGGATAGCTACTCTTTCATCAAAAAGAATGAGCGTAGTATTGATGTCGAAAAGAAAAGATACAAGAGTTATTTGGGCAACTATAACACTGCCGATGTAGACAACCCATTTGATACCAAGAATTATTCAAGGGCATTAAACGAGCGTGAGCCAATCACAAAGACTTTTATCAATCTTACAAGCGATTGGGTAACTGAGAGTGAATATAAGTGGATGAAAGACTTGTTCTATTCAAAGTCAGTATGGATGGTGGATGATAACGTAGATGGTTACAACATTCTTCCCGTTGTTGTTGAAGATACAAACTACTTGATGCGCCGTGAAAGGAATAGTCGCAAATATAACCAATCATTGCGACTTCAATTAGCTAACGAATACGATACAATAAATATAACTGCTGCTGAATATCCGATACCTGGCCCTGATCCGTGCGATTACTATAATGTGTTTGGACAAACTTCAGGAACGACTCAAGTTTATTTGAATGGTGTGGTTGGTGATGCAGCTCATATTAAAGTTGTCAATGCCACAAAAGATAGATATGTGGTTATTGCGGTGAATAATATTTTGGGTGAAACTCCAGTAGCAGGTCAAACTTATTATATACGTGTTGACTATGATTTTACAACACCTGTATCACCAATTCGCCAAGGAAATATTCAGCTTGGAAATACTACAACTGGTGGAGGTAGTGTTATTTTATTCGGAGGTTTGCAAACACCTGGCACTCCAATTATAGTTAACGCTGTTTGGGGAACTCCGATTTCTGGTGTTACCAATACATTTAGATTAGTGTTGCCTGGTTATACTGGAGGCGGTTTGATGAATGGAAATATTTACGTAACTGTTGGATTCGGTAACTGCCCATAAATTTAAGAAATGGAAACAGCATTAATACTTTATACCCAAGCGGATAACACTCCGTATTTGGTGGATTTATACGAGAATGAGAACATCTCATTGAATTACTCATTTAATGACATCAAAGACCTCACACCACGTGGTAACTATTCGAGGACTTTTCGCATTCCATTTACTGAGACCAATGCGAAGATATTTGGATTTGTCCAAGAGAATACATTTCAGTTCAGTGGGTTCAATCCAAAGCGTAAAATCAATGCATCCATCACAGTGGATACCATTCCAATCATTGAGGGCTATGTTCAATTCAAAGCTGCATATACAAGTAATGGTGAGGTGAGTGATTTGGAAATAGTTTTCTTTGGAAACGTTGTTGATTTCTTCAAGACAATTGGAGATGCTGACTTTAAGAATTACATAGGTGCAGAATTGCAAACGCAATACAATGATGATTTTTATTATGCAAGCGTAGCAACTTACAACGCTACAAATGATATAAATTTCACGTTAGTGGATAGGGGACAAAATTGGGTTGGTGAAATCGAAGAGGCAGGCACACGTTCAATCTATTCAACAGATACATCAATTGCCCCATCAGTTGGTGAACTTACACCAATGGTGTCAGCACGTTACATATTTGATAAGATTTTTTCTTTGAGTGGTTTTCAATTTAACGACACGGATAGTGCTACATTGGTAGATCAACTTGATAAGATGTGGATTCCGTGGAGTGGTGAAGCTGGCTATACGCAGACAATTGGAAATCCTGAACAAGCTAAATTTAAGTTGGCAGCAGGGATAGATGGACAAACGGTTACAGGTACTGATTTCAATGCAGTTACTACTTTAAACGCAGGTACTATTTACGTTTGTGATTTACCTGCAATGACTGAGGTATATGATTATGGCAATAATGTAACAAGCAACATTTATACTGCTCCATTTAGTGGTAGGTATCAAATCTATGGCAATATTCGTTGTGAAATTGATAGCAATCTACCCGATTTTTTAAGAGTTGGTATAATTACGAACGATGGAGTAAATGATTATTTACAACCATTCCACTCAACTATTCCGTTTTTTAATCCAAACACAGGTGGTTATTTTACAAATAGTCCAAGACAAGCTAATGCCTACACGAGTTGGAGTCCAAATTATGGTGCTGACAATTATTTGACACAAGGCACAACAGTGCGATTGGTGCTATATTCAGGCAGTGCAATAACAGGTTATAGCGGTACAATAACTTTCAAAGATACTGATGGAAGTCGTCAAAATGTCTTTACTACAAATGGCATAACAAAACCATTTTTTGGCAATCCAATAGATTGGGCAGCTAATGCACCAATAATGAAGTGCAACGAATTTATGTCGTCACTTTTCAAGATGTTCAATTTGGTAGTTATTGCGGATGATGTTAACCCAAAGCTATTGACATTTATACCGATTCAGGAGTATCTATCTCAGGGCAATACCAAAGATTGGTCAAATAAATTAGACATCAGTAAAGACATCACATTGATGTCAACTGCTGACAGCCAATCGCAACAAAATACTTGGACTTACAAGCCATCTACCGACTATATCAATAGCCTTTACAATTCACAAGGTGAGCGTGTGTATGGTAGACTCTTATTGATTGATCCAGAAAATGACTTTGCAACCAAAGAAATGAAAACTGAATTGATGTTTAGCCCTACACCTTTGGCACTCATCAAAGGAACGGATATACCTATTCCCAAATTCATTAATAACACTGGTCAATATGTCAATGCAGGTGTCAAGATTTTGTACAAATGTGAAAATCAAATGATTGTTAATGTCATTGATGATACATTGAATTCAACTGCTGATACAACACTAAATATTTTTAGCCATTATACAAGGGCAATTCCATCTATTGCGGATGAAGATTTGAACTTTGGGCAAGAGATACCATTGCATCCCATTGCATCCACTCCGTGGCAAACACTTTATGCGCGTTATTGGAATGATTACATCGCTGATATTTATGCGCCTGATGCACGAATTATTGAAGCGTTTTTTGCTTTGGATTTTGCCGACATTTATCAGTTCAAATTCAATGATAAAATCTTTATCAAAGATTCATACTGGCGCATCCTTGAAATCAGTGATTATGTGGTGGGAATGCAAGACACGGTTAAGGTGAAACTCATCAAAATGGTGAGCGCGACCCCCGATTGTTTGCTTCATCCAGGTGCTACAATAAACGTAGATGGTAGCGTTCCTTTCTTGGATAGCAATGACGATCCTGCTGCGTCAACTGAAAGCTGCTGTAATAAGTATGGTTACTTTTGGGTTAATGATGAGTGCTATGCTATTTTGCGAGATGGGAAAGGCGCAGGTGGAAAAGAACCATCTATTTTAAATGACATTAGTAAACCGACAAGTGATGTCAACAACTCAAAAAATGGATTAATTCAAGCTGACAATTCAGTAGTTAAAGATAGCAATGACAGGTCTATTGTGATAAGCGATACAAGCTATCTCGGTTCAAATAACAATGGCTCATTTGTGAGTGGGGATAGGAACTATGTAGAGGATGGATTGGGTTCTGTTACCGTTGTTGGTGATGCAGCAAAGACAATCAATAGAGAGGTCACAATTGGTAGCGGTGGAACGTATGCAGGTGAATACCAAACTGGTTTTATTCAACTCACTGGCAGTGGGGATTTCACTAATAGCACAACACCAATAACACTAACCAATTCTGGTAACTACATCACAATGCCAGACGATTGCGTATGGTATGCAAAATTGATGCTAACCGTAGCGCAAATTAGCGCAGGCATTGATGGCAATGGAGTAGTCGAATTCAATTTACATTTGGCCACAAGCGCAGGAGTGTTAAGCGTGAAAGATGCAATAATTGTGAGCGAAAATCTTGAAACATTCTCAGGCAATTTCCAGTTTGATGTAGACATTAGCGGATTAACTTTTGCACCACGTTTATTACTTAAGAATGACACGTATCCACAAGACAATATCTTTGTTGGCGGTCAAATAATCTATAATCAATACCACTATGAATAATCCACAGCAGACTTTTAAGAATATTTTCGAGATGCAAAAGATGGGCATTAAGTCAACGCATCCATCAAGCGAAAATAAGTTACCAAATTGGCTAACTAAAGGCATCAATTTAACCATTGTTGCTACTTTAATTGTAGGTACTATTTACTTAATAAAAATGATTTTCAATGGCTGACAATAAGGTAGTTTTAGAATTCGAATTACAAGGTAACGCAACCGAAAAAACGCAATCATTAAGGGCGCAAATGCGTCAATTAAGGGAAGAACTTGCAAGGTTACCAGAAGGCACTGCGGAATACAACAAGGTGCAAAGGCAATTGGGGGAACTGACTGATAAAGTAGGGGACTTAAGCAGGTCGGTAAACACATTGGCGGGTGATCCATTGGAGAGATTGAACAACTCCTTTGGGATGATTGGCTCATCTATTCTTTCATTGGACTTTGGCGCAGCGCAAACTGGATTGCAAGGAGTAACCAGTGCGATTAAAGATTTCAAATTTGACGACCTCACAAAAGCTGCCAAAGGATTTGGAACAACAATGATGGATTTGGGTAAGGCATTATTGACCAATCCAATCTTTTTAATTGGTGGAATCATCGCAGCAGTTGTGATGAATTTTGATAAGTTAGTTGAAGCTGGAGGATTTGTTGGTGAGATGTTTGGGTTCATCAAAAAAACTATTGATAGTGTCATTGGTGGATTGGTAGATTTTATGGACTGGATAGGTCTTACCGATTCCAAAGCGGGTGAACGTGCTGAGAACGAAAAGAAAAGAGCAAAGGAGGAACAGAAAAGATTAGATGAGGCAAAGAAACAAAGAGATGAACAGCTAAAAAAGGAAAAAGAAATAGAAAGGGAGAGAGAAAAAGAAGCTCAAGAGGCGTATAGAAAAAGAAAACAATTAGAAGAAAAAGAGGCCAAAGAAAAACAAGAGTATTTACTTAAAAAGAAAAAACTTACTGAGCAATATCTAAAAGAGGAAAGTGATGTTGTCTTCATGGAAGAACAAAAGAAATCACTTACTGAAATTGAATTTGAAAAGCAAAGACAAGAAAATGCGAGAATAGCAGCAGTACAATTAGGTGAAATTAAAAATCAATATGCAAGTGAATACGCAAAGAAACAAGCGCAAATTGAATTAGAAGAAGCGGATAAAGCATCTGCTAAAAAATTAGCAGGTGAACAAGCATATCAAGCGGCAAAACTACAAATTGCTCAACAAGCATTTGGGGCATTGATGGACTTAAATTCATTCCTTACTGATAGCGGTTTAGTTAATGCTAAAAAGTCTTTCCAAATAAACAAGGCCTTAGGTATTGCACAAGCATCCATCGCAACTTACGAAGGTGCTACCAATGCCTTTAAGACTGCGAGTGCATCACCAATTACAATAGGCTTTCCAGGTTATCCTGCATTGATGGCAGGAATAGCAATAACAGCAGGCCTTGCGAAGGTTGCCAAAATCGCAGCAACTAAATTTAATCCAAGTGGCGGTGCATCTGCACCATCAGGTGGTGGAGGTGGAGGTGGCGCAATGGGTGGAGGTGGTATGAGCGGTTCAACTGCTGCACCTGCACTTGACCTTTCCTTTTTAAACAACCAACAAACAAAAGCACAACCGATACAAAGTTATGTTTTAGCTACTAATGTGACGAGCGCTCAAGACGCACAACAGAAGATTCTTGACCAATCAAAATTAATAAAGTAATATGAAAGAAGAAGAAGTAAAAGTAATTGAGTACACCATTGATGACAGTGGGTATCTTGGAGTACACGCAATGTCATTGGTAGAAAATCCCGCTATTGAAGTGGATTTTGTAGCATTGTCAAAGACACGCAAAGTTCAACAAGCTGCAGTTGAGGAAGGTGAAAGGAAAATGGTATACGGTGCGGTGATGTTGCCTGAGCAATTGATCTACCGAGTTGATGCCGTTGGACGGGAGTACTATTGCAAATACTCAAAGGAGACAATCAATAAGATAGCGCAGGAATATCTTAAAAGGAATATGCATCACAATTCCAATTTAGAACACGAGATACCAGTTGCAGGATGCACGGTTGTGGAGTCTTGGATAACAGAAGGTCAATTTGATAAGAGTCAGAACTTTGGATTCTCCTTTCCGGAAGGAACGTGGTGTATCGGGATGAAGATAGACAATGACGAAGTGTGGCAATCCATTAAGCAAGGTGATGTAAAAGGCTTTTCACTCGAAGGATTCTTTACTGAAATATCAGACGAGTATATGACACAGCAGGAGATTGAAAAGATAATGAAGGAACTTGAAAACGAGTTAAGCGGTCTGTAACGATTACACCGCGTGCAGGTGTATGTTTACCCGACAAAAAAGGCCTCCACGTTTGGGGGCCTTTCTCGTTGAAACAACTAAACAAAACTTAAACCGAAAACTATGCTGGAACAAAAATAGTGTTTTTGCTACTTATGATTAGAAAAAGTAAAACATAGATATGAACAAAGTAACAGAAATTGTTTCTAAGTACGCTGATAGGTTGAAGGCATTCGGCATTCAATTGTCAGCAGAAGGAGAAATAACAAATGAGCAACAAATGGCGATGGCCATTCTTGCCGATGGCACTGAGGTATATTCTCCAGATGCTGAATTCGCTGTTGGTAGCGAGTTATTCGTAATGGATGCAGATGGCAATCCAGTACCTGCACCTGATGGTGAGCATACCACAGCCGAAGGTAAAGTAATCGTGGTAAGCGGTGGTGTAATCGCTGAGATTAAAGAGCCAATGGAAGAAGAGCCAAAGGTAGAGATTGAAATCGAAGAAGAAAAGCAAGCTGCTTTTGACGGTGTTAGTCGTGAAGAATTCGAGTCAACAATCAACTCTTTGATGGAGGCATTCGAGGCAAAGATTTCTTCATTGAACGCTGAAAAGGAAAACCTTTCTGCAACCATCGAAAAGATGAGCAAACAACCAGCTACCGATTCAGTAAAGAAGTCTGTTGCAGTTGCTCAAAAGAGCGCACCTGTTGACTTGGCTAAAATGGATGTCAAGAACAGAGTGTTTAATATCATGAACAAATACAAATAATAAAAATAAAAAAGAAAAATGGCTGATTCATTACAAATCAACAGTTCAACCTACGCAGGTGAATTAGCGTTGCCTTACATCAACGCAGCTATCTTATCAGGAGATACTTTAGCTAAAAACTATGTAACTATCAAAGAAGGTGTAAAGTACAAGGCAGTTCTTAAGAAGTTGTCTAACGCTGCATCTTTGGTTCAATCAGGTACTAATTGTGATTTCTCACAAGCTGGTTCTTTGAACTTGGATGAGTCTGTATTGACTGTAACCGATTTGAAGACAAACTTGGAGTTGTGCAAGAGTGAGTTCGCTCGCGATTGGGAAGCTGCTCAAACAGGTCGCGGATTCATCAACGATGTTGTTCCTGCTAACTTTGCTGATTTCTTGATTGGTTATGCTGCTGCTAAAGTTGGTGAGACTATCGAGTACACTATCTGGCAAGGTGATACAGGTGGAACTTACACCTCTTTCGATGGATTCGAAAAGAAGATTAACGCCACCGCTGGAACTTACTACAATGCTACTTGGTCTGCAGGTGCTATGTCTGCTTCTACTGTTATTGCTAACTTGAATCAGTTGATCAACAACCTTCCTGCTGCTTTGATTGGAAGTCCTGAGACTAAGTTATACATGAACAGACAAACTGCTCAGTTCTATCGTCAAGCTATCACTGCTCTTGGTTACATGCAAATGTATCAAGCATCAGAAGGATTCAACTTGCAATTCAACGGATATGATATTTTCGTATGTCCAGGAATGAGCGCAGGTACTGTAATCGCTGCACAACCTACTAACTTGTTTGTTGGTGTTGATGCTAACTCTGATTTCGCTGAGGTGAAAGTTGTAGATATGTCTTTGACTGACGCATCTGACAACGTACGTATGGCAATGCGTTACCGCGTAGGTGTACAGGTTGGAGTATACCAAGACGTTTGTTTCGGTTCTAACTCTTAAATTAACCACAAGTAATAGGGAAGGTGGTTAGGTCTGCCTTCCCTTTATTTTAACTAACTATAAAAAAATTATAATATGGCCTGTGAATTAACCGCTGGATTTATGCTTGAGTGCAAATCAACGATTGGCGGCATCAAAGCAATATACTTGCAACAGCACGCTGACTTTTTGAGTGGTATCAGTATTGATGGCGCAGAAGAAGTAAATGGTTTGCCTACTGCAACCATATATAAATACATTTGCCCAAAGCATACTGGTAGCTTTAGCGAGGAAGTAGCATCAAGCGTTGAGAATGGAACAATCTTCTATACACAAACGGTAACTGCCACATTCTTTGCGTTGACTGCTGCACGTAGAAAGCAATTAGAATTAGTTGCTAAAAATCGTCTTATTGTTTTTGTACAAGATAACAACGACAATATTTGGATGGTTGGTCGTTTTGATGGTGCTGAAGTTACTGCAATGACTACCGCTACTGGAGTTGCCAAAGGTGATTTGAATGGTTATACCATTACACTGACTGCTGAAGAAAAGAATAAGGCTTACAGATTGGAGTCATTTACATCTGTTCCTTTCGATAACTTCGCAGGAATTGATGTTGAAGCACCAACAATTTAATTAACTTTGTAAGTAGATGAATTACTTACAGACTAATACCGCATCGCAAACCCTTCTTCTTTCATTAGAGGAGGGGGTTTTGCTTTTACCTACGTTTACGGACTATCTGTTGATTTTACAAAATGAAATCACACTAAAATTATTTGCGGTTATTCCTATCGTAATAGATAGCAATGAGCGAATAACTACTTTGAGCGTTAGCACTGACACGGATAAGCCTGAAGAAGGATGCGTTTTAATCACTCAAAGCGGTCGTTACAATTATATTATTTATGGTCAAAATTCATCTACTAACTTAGATCCTGAGGATGCTGTTGTAGTTGGAGAATTGAAGCGTGGATTCATTGAATTCACTGCGCTAACTGCATACTTTGACCAACCATCACTAACCATACCTAATGACATCGAATACAATGGCTAACATTGACGAAATAAAACAACGCATTGGTGCAACTCAAATTGAGATGGCTAAGTACGTTAAAATTGATCCCATTGAAAAGGAAGATAGAAAGGGATGGGTTAACTATGGTGAAGGCAATGCCTTTCCACAATACTTGATTGAACTTTACAATGAGTCACCAATACACGGAGCATTGGTGAACTCTATTAGTTATATGATTGCAGGTCGTGAATTGACTGCGTCAACACCACAAGCGGTGAAAGAAATTAGCCGTTTGAATTTAGATTCAATAATCCATCCAACCTCATTGGATTTGAAGTTGCAGGGTGGGTTCTATTGGGAAATCATTTGGTCAATGGACAGAAGTACCATTGCACAAATCAATCACCTTCCATTTGAGAATTGCAGGTTAGCTTGTAGTGATGAGGAAGATGATGTAGTTGGTGTGTGGTATTCGAGAGACTGGACTGATATGCGGAAGAAAAAGAATACACCGCATTTCATTCCGATGTTTGATGTGAACACCAATGAATATGAACCAAAGCAAGTTCTATTCGTGCATAGCTTAATGGTGGGTAGTGAATACTATCCGAAACCTGACTACGTTGGTGCAATCAATGAGATTGAAAAGATGCGCCAATTGAGCGAGTATCAAGTCAACTTAATTCTCAATGGATTCTTTCCATCACTCATCGCATCTTTCAACAATGGCATCCCATCATTGGAGGAGCAGCATATGATTAAGAACCAATTGCAGATGTCAATCCAAGGTTCTGAGAATGCAGGGAAAGTGTTGACATTCTTTAACGAAGAACGTGACCGAGGTGTGGAATTTACTCCGTTTCCTGTATCCGATATGGATAAGCAATTTACCACGTTGGTTGACCAATCAATGGAGGCAATTCTTGTGAGCCATAGAGTAACATCTCCTTTGTTATTTGGTGTACGTGCAGGCGGTGGATTGGGTAGTAATACCGATGAGATGCAAACTGCAATGCGTATTTTTCAGCGTCAAGTAATTGAGCCTTTTCAAAGACTAATTACAAGCGCAGTTGAAGAGGTGTTAGCCTCATTTGGTGTGTTTGCCAATGTCAAAATTGTACAAAATGATTTGTTTGCTGATGATACCGTTGTAGATGCAAGTGGTGAAGTAGCACAACCAGTTGATGTTGCAAGTCAAGCATTGAACGGAGCGCAAATTGCATCACTCCTTGAAATCATTGTACAGACTACTGCAAATGTGTTGACCATTCCAAGTGCGAAAGCAATCACAAAAGCATCATTCCCGATGTTATCCGATGTCCAAATCAGCGAGATATTCGATAATCTTTCCAACGTTGTAATTGATCCCACTCAGGTAGTTCAAAAAAAAAAAGTTGAGTGCGAACACCAAAGCATTTCTAAAACAGATGCGATTAAACTCGATGAGATAGCAGAAGAACTGATACAACTCGGTGAAGATGCAAATGAGGATTGGATTTTAATTGATGAATACGATGTAGATTACGATGAGGATGATGCGGAGAATGAAGCAATATCACACATATTTGATGCAGTAGAGATTCATCAAGTTAGCACTGGCACTGCCAAACCAAATGCAACAAGTGAGCAGGATGCGACAATAGATGGAAAGAAATATTACACACGTTATCGTTATAGCGGTAAAATAACATCTGTAAGCAGACCTTTTTGTACTAAAATGCTACAAGCTGACAAGCTATATCGCAAAGAAGATATACTTGCAATGACCAATAAGGCAGTGAATCCAGGATGGGGGCCTAATGGGGCTGATACGTATTCAGCTTGGTTGTACAAAGGCGGTGGCAACTGTGGCCATTGGTGGAGCAAGCAGTTGTACATTAGTGCAAAAGGGTTTGGTCTTGATTTGAACAATCCAAATGTTAGAACGCAGGCTTGGTCAAAAGCTGAAAAGGCAGGATACAAAGTCCGCAACAATTATTTGGTAGAAAGAAAGCCAAAGGATATGCCATACAATGGATTTCTACCAACCAATCCACGTTTCGGTAACAAATAAAATTTAAGAAAATGCCAATACCACAAGAAATATTACTCATCAATGAGGACTATATAAAGAAGTTTACTCCGTTAACGGATGCAGTTGATCCCAATCTTATCAGACCTGCCATCTATTTGGCGCAGGATAAGTATTTGACCAACTTTTTGGGTACAAATTTGACTGTGAAATTGAAGGATGATGTAGCTAATAGCACGTTATCAGGTGACTATGAAACACTATTGAACGAATACGTCTTGAAAGTAGTGTTGTGGTGGACTATGGTAGAACTTTACCCGTCTCTTTTGTACAAGCACGACAATGGCAACTTGGTGAGCAGACAAAGCGAGGACACAACTCCAGTTACTAAATTGGAGATGGAGTCACTTAAAGAGGCTGCAAGACAAAACGCACGTTGGTACACGAAAAGAATGGTAGATTATTTGTGTTATAATACCGAACTATTCCCAGAGTACACCAATAACACGGATAACAACATATTCCCTGACCGCAACCCATACGGAAAGAGTAACTTTTTAATATCCAATTCGTACAAAGAATGCAGAACAAGAATCAATCTACAAGACTTTCTCCCCCCATCGTATTAAAGCGTAAGGAGTACGAAAAGCTATTGAAGCAATACTTAAAAAAACAAGAAAAGAGATGAAAGTTAAGTTGTGGCTATTAGGTATTGCAACCGTCTTTTTACCAATCAAAGAATTGATGATTACAATCGGTTTTTTGGTGGCGATGGATATGGTGGTTGGCATATGGAAAGCGTTGAAATTAGGACAAAGAATTCGCTCAAGACGGATGAGTGATACCATCACAAAATTAATGTTGTATCAAATTGCAATTGTCAGTGGATTCTTGATTGAGCAATATGTAATAGCGCAATTTATTCCAGTTACAAAGTTAATAGCTACCGTTGTTGCAATCATTGAGTTCAAGTCAATCATTGAAAGTATTGAGGCTGTGACTGGTAAAGATTTGTGGAGTAAAATAAAAGCAATTATTGGTAGAAAGAGTGAAGATATAACAGATGCAATGACTGATGGAAAAGGTAAGTAAGTACGTAAGTTACTTTGAAGTAACCCACAGCAATCAAGCTAAGGCATTGAGGATTGGAAACATTCCAAACGCTGAACAATTGGCAAATCTGAAGCTGGTTTGCACCAACATTTTTGACAAAGTGCGTGAGCATTTCGGTAAGCCTATTGGAATATCATCGGGATTCAGAAGTATCGAACTTAATACACGAATTGGTGGTTCAAAAAGTTCACAACATATGGAGGGAAAAGCGATTGATATAGATGGAGATATTCACGGTGGCATAAATAACAAAGAGTTATTTGATTATATTAGAAAAAATTGTACATTTGACCAACTCATATGGGAGTTCGGAAGTGAGAACGCACCTTCTTGGGTTCACGTAAGTTACAATAAGAATGGGAACAGAGGTCAAGTGTTACGTGCGGTCAAGAGTGGTGGACGGACAGTGTACCAACCATTCTAAAAATAACATATGCCAGAAAGTCAAAAGACAAAAATCGCACGTGAAGTGCGTGAGCGTTTTCCAGACACACCAACTTTAACTCTTGCAAAGAAGTTAAGCAAAGAACATTTTGAGACCTTTCTGGGTGTTGAAGATGCGAGGGATGCACTCCGTTATATTGAAGGCAAAAGAGGCAAACAAAAACCTGCTGACAAATCTTTGGTAATAGACAAAGAAAGACCAAAGAATCCTTTCAAGTTGCCAAAGTCATATGCAAAAGGTCGAAAGCACATTGATATAAAAGGCAAAAAGATTTTAATCCTTTCTGATATTCATATCCCCTACCACGACATTGACGCATTGTCAACGGCTATCCAGTGTGGACTTGACGAAGGAGTTGATACAGTTGTACTAAATGGAGATGCACTTGACTGCCATATGATTTCTGACTTTGTGAAGGATCCAAAGAAACGCAAGTTCAAAGATGAACTTTACGCAATGCGAACTTTCATTTATGAGTTACGTCAAACTTTCCCCAACGCTGAAATCATTTACAAGGAAGGCAATCACGAAGAACGCTACTGGCGTTATATGCGCGTCAAAGCTCCAGAGTTATTTGACATAGATGCATTTGATTTCGCCTCATTGTGCCATCTTGATAAACACAATGTGCATTGGATTGAAGGAAAGAATAAGCTGAATGTTGGAGGTCTATCCATCTTTCACGGTCACGAATTTGGAAAGCAGTTTATACCATCTGTTAACGTTGCGAGAGGTCTATTCTTAAAGACCAAAGCAAACGCAATGTGTGGACATCATCATCAAACTGCTGAACACACGGAAAGAGATGTTAACGGAAAAGTTATCACGTGTTGGGGTGTGGGGTGTTTGAGTGAGTTAAGTCCTGATTACAATCCATATTCGAAATATAATCACGGATTTGCAATAATTACAAGAGGCAATGGAAAAGAATTTCACGTTAAAAACTATCGCATCAATTGCGGGGTTGTTTATTAGTTTTTACGCATTGAATTTGTGGCAAAATTCATGCAACTCTCGTAACAATTCCATATATAAAAATGTTACGAAAAATGATACAATCGTAGTATTAAAGGCTCGAATTGACACGTTGAAATTGGAACGCATTAAATTAAAGACGATATATGAAAAGGATATTGATACTATCTATCTTATGGATAGCACTGCCATTGATAGCGCATACACAAAGTCTATCCAAAGACTCATCGAACTGGAACAAGCTGGATTCTTTGCGAACTGAAAGACGATTAGTTGTATTGGGTGTACGTTCACTTGACTACTACATTGAAGTCAATTCTAATTTAAGTAAGGAGAATCAGTCACTAACTAAGATGAATGCAGTTAATGAGGCATATATCGAACAATTAGAGGGATTAAATGAGGCATTAAGTGAGGAATTAAATGAGGAATTAAAGGCAAAAAAAAAGTGGCGAAATGCCACTCTTTTAATCTCAGGTGCTAATGTACTTATTTTGACATCAATCTTTTTAAGTAGATAGCAAAATCAAGAGCCTCTTCATAAGCGTGCTGCATCCATTCCTTTTCGGATAGATTCGCCTTATCTACTGTAGTGCCATACTTAATGCGTCCCATTTTTTCACGTGAGATTAAATCAGTGATGACCTCTTTGTAGACATCTGACTGGCAGTTGTCAAAGTCGTGTGTGATATTCATTGTTCTCTTCTTTTTAATCCTATTGAGCAAAGATAAGCATCAACTTCTTCAGGCATACTTTCCATTTTATTTTTTAATTGTGTGAAATATTCACGATTTGAATCATCACATTTTTCTAAAATTGCTCCGCTTAATATTTGAAGAATTACATATTGTTTAGATTCAGCCTCAAATTGCTCTATTGATATTAACCGCTTATCCAATGACTGATATACTACAAATTTTTGAATTGTAGCGGTATATCTATAACTATACCATTCTTTCTTTTTTTCAATTTTGATTTCATCAAATTGAATTAAATCTAATACATTATTCATAATTTCACTTGTAATTTGGGTTGTGTTTCTTGTTGTGTGCGGATATATTCCGTAAGTTCAGGGAGCATCCAGTATCCATATTGCGCCAAAAGTGATGTAAATTCAGACATTTGGCGAGTTATGTCGGGCAGTAAAGCACCGTCTGCATCCCATAAAGCGGTAATTGTCTTGCCGTGTTCACGTTGGATAGACTCATTTAAGCGTTTCAATAACATCTTTGTTTGGTGGTTATAGAACCATTTAATATCCTCGCATTCATCACCTGCGTAGATGGATGCCTGCAACCACATAAGTAGGTTAAGCACCTTGATTTTTTCTAACTCGTCTTGTGTAATTTCTTTTTTCATTTTATTTGTTTTTAGTTGTGTGCCAATACATATCGCATTCATCTTTTTTAATTGGAACTTCAGTAAAATAAGCCTGATAAAACTCATCTTCTTTTGCTGTGTATCTGTAGCAATTTTGCTTCATTGGGCAATTCGTGCCTTTGCATTTTGTGATGTCTGCCATAGTTCAAATATAATTAAGCGAAAGCGTACTTTCCAAAATTCTTTTTGAGTTCGTAAAACGCACGCATCATTATTGCGTCTGCAAAGTCGGGAGAGATACCGTGTCTCTTTTTAAGGTCTTCCTTATTGGTGACTCGCAGCTTTCCATCGCTATCAATCTTCTCCCTGCGTATCATCTCCAATTCCTTGACGATGGTGTCCTTGTGAGTTGACTCAAATGTGATGGCGTTACTTGAAATCAATTCTCCTAACTTAAAATAACAATCGGATTTTAGATTCATATAATTATCTCGCACGGCCTTTGATCCGTTAAGAAATCCTTTGCAATGGAGATAATCTTTGCAACCCCCTCCGATGCCATCCTCATCCACCAGTACGTTAGAAAGTCTTACGGAGTGATTTTTAATCAGGTCATTGATGGTGTCCACAACCTCATTGATAGGCTTGTGTTTTAATACCACGAACTTTTCAGCGTGTAAGTTATTCCATACAACTATTACTGTCCTATCGTCACCCATTCGCGCGATGTCAGCTGTAATAAATTTATCTCCCAAATTTGTTGAAGGTCGAAAGCATCGCAGTAAATCATC